GTTTAAAGATGCCAATGGTGCTTTAGACAAGACTAAGTGCAATAGTGTTCAGGGTATGGCAGATGCATGGCTGATAACCATATACGAGCCAATTCTACAACCACTAGCACCGGGACAAAAGTCGTTTGAGCAGGATGTTGTGTTTAATCGTGTACGTGATAAAGTCTCTATTTTTGAAGCAGCTGTATTTATCAGACAGCATGCTCTTGGTGTTCGTAAACAGCAATTAGACATGATATCTAAGTTGAATGCGCCTAAGGATATTAGTCAATATGATGTATGTGAACACAATACAATTAGAGGTGGGTGTCTTAGATGTTACAATCCGCAGGCAATAGTCTCGGCAAGTATGACAGAATGTACCGAAATAGCGGAACCACACTTTGAAAATCACTTTCGATATTACCATTTCAGGCTTAAATTCTGGCATTTTCTTGATCTAAGGATGCTTAGACAGAAAAGCCCATATCCTAATAATCCATATAGGATGTTATATCATCGGAGACACCGTATACTATATAACTTTTGGTGTGGCTATACGAAAGTAATGCCTAAACCTATGGTATATGGAACTATGTTTACTATTCTTCTTTGTTATGGTATGTATTTACGAGCAAAAGGTGAGGATGAAACATATGTTCAAGGTGTTCAAGAAGATATAAGGTATTATATAAGGAGAGCTGATAGGAGAGCTGGTCATTGGTTAAATACATCTCCTGCTGCACAGGCTGGCTTAAAAACCGTATGCTTTGTTATTAGTTGGTCTATAAATTTTCTAGTTTTTTATGGTCTAGGTGTTGGCATAAAGAAACTAGTGACAAAGAAAGAGCCTAAGGTAGAATCTAAGTCACGTGATACGTTTATTCCTACTGCGCAAGATGAGCGTAATTTGGAAGTACGCTATCGTGAAACTGACTCTACTAATACAGTACAAGTGCGCAATTTAGCACTACGTGATAGTACACTTCCTAATAATGCCAATCAACTAGATGGTATGATAAAGGATAATGTATTTTCTATCAGTATTGAAGTAGGGGGTGTAAGGCGATGTAATATAGCCATATATGTGCATGGACACGTTTGTATGACGGTGAAACACATGTTTCGTGGTATTGACTGGACAAAGGGAGAACAGTACAAGTTAACTTTTCAGAGTTTTGTTAGAGATAAATATCACAGAGACCATACTGAAGTATTAACAGGACAGAATTTCTTCTTTTTAGAGGATAAGGATGTCGTGTTCATACGCACTGTAACGTGTAAGAATAAGTCTCGCATTAATTTGTTCCCAGATGATAAGATGTTAGCACAATCTTATTATGGTAAAGCTTTTATAAAGCAATATTATCATAGAACTGACTTTGAAGTTACGAACCATGATATTATGGTCGGACCTCAAAATTCAGTAACTTATCAACTTGGGGCATCTAACGACACATACACTGTTAGTGATGTCTATACAGGTGAAGTGCCATGTAAGGATGGGAATTGTGGGTCACCTTTGATAGCAAGTGAATTACCAAAGTGTTTTATCTTGGGTATAGTCATTGCATCAAATAAAAACAATGATAGTACTTACTTCCAAGTTGTTCGCAAGTCGGAAGTTTTAAATGCTATTAGTCAGTTGAATACACAGAACAAAGACTTAGGAACCTCTAGGGCGCTCGAAATGCCTATATTTACA